GTTGGAAGTTGTTTCTCATTCTCTTCGTGTTGAAGCTAAAAAAGTTGGTAAAGATTTAGATGGGTTAGTGTCAACTGACCCATCATTTGCTTCAGTAGTCAAGTCTGTTACGGTAGATGTAGTAGCCCGTACCTTGATGACATCAACTGATCAGGAACCAATGACTCAAATGGCTGAGTCTGCTTTAGGATATTCCTTCAGCGGATCTTATCTTGTTCCTGGTGGAGGTCTCTTTATCAAAGACTCAGAATTAAAACGTCTTGGTCTAAAGAAACAAAGATATGGGGTGATTGATATCTATGGGACGGATTAAAGGAATTACAATAACATTATTGGATACAGTAGAAGATGGAAAGGATGACTTCGGTCATCCTATTTACCGTGAAACTGAAATCAAAGTGGATAATGTACTAGTAGCACCATCATCAACAGATGATGTAACCACACAAGTGAACTTAACTGGAAAAAAAGCTGAATATACTTTGGCTATTCCAAAGGGAGACCAGCACGACTGGAAAGAAAAAACAGTCATATTTTTTGGTCGTAAATGGCGTACAATCGGTATTCCTCTAGAGGGAATTGAATCGATGATACCACTAGACTGGAACAAGAAAGTGATGGTTGAAACTTATGAGTAAGATGAAATTCACTTTAAATCCATCTGGAGTTTCAGCACTTTTAAGATCAGGAGAAATGCAGGGTCTATTACAAGAAAAAGGTCAAGCGGTGGCAGAACGAGCAGGAGATGGGTTTGAATTAACTGTATCCCCTGGTCAAAAACGTGCTAATGCTAAAATTAGTACAACTGATATTAAAAGCATTAAAAAAAATGCTAAACAAAATATTTTACTAAAGGCACTAAAATGATTGAAATTGTCATAAAGAAGTTTTTAGATGAGAACTTAAAAGTTCCATCTTTTTTTGAACACACAAAAAATATGCCTGAAAGTTTTGTAATTATAGAAAAGACTGGAAGTGGTGGGAGTGATTATGTTCATTCTGCCACTTTCGCTTTTCAAAGTTATGCGCCTTCACTTCAAAAGGCTGCAGAGTTAAATGAAACTGTCAAAAAGACAGTTGAACAGCTTGTGACGGTCAATGAAGTGAGTGGAGTGCATCACAACAGTGATTACAACTTCACGGATACAGAAACACAAAAATATCGTTATCAAGCGGTGTACGATATTAACTATTTTTAACAGGAGGAACTCATGGGTTCAGGTACAGAAGAAAGAGGAGGAAAACAAATGGTTACAACAGCAGCATCATCAGCAAACGTAACAGCGGCAAAACCGAATATTAGTGGAGCAGTATCAAGCGCACCACTAAAAACAGCATTACCACAAGACGCTAAGACTGCACTTAATGAAGCTTTTAAAACTTTGGGGTATATCTCTGAAGATGGATTGACAAATGAAAACTCTCCAGAAAGCGAAGAAGTCAAAGCATGGGGTGGTCAAACAGTGTTATCATCACAAACTGACAAGAAAGATACATTCAAATTCAAATTGATTGAAAGCTTGAATGTTGAAGTTTTGAAAGAAGTTTATGGTGTAGATAATGTAACAGGAACACTTGCAACAGGTATCACAGTCAAAGCTAATGCGAATGAATTGCCAGAGCATAGTCTTGTAATTGATATGATGTTGAAGAATGGATCAGTTAAACGTATTGTCATCCCTCGTGGTAAAGTGAGCGAGATTGGAGAAATCGGATACAAGGACGGTGAACCAGTTGGTTATGAATTGACAATCACAGCATTGCCAGATGACCAAGGGAACACTCACTACGAATACATGCAAGGAGCATAATATATGTCGAAATCAATTAAAGGGAAAACTCCATCAGGATTTAAGTTTGAAATTTCAGAGCGTAGGTTGAACAACTACGAACTATTGGAATTGATTGGCGAGGTTGATGAAGGGAATGGACAAGCGTTCCCTAAAGTTCTAAAACTTCTTTTCGGAGAAGAACAAGCTAAAGCATTTAAAGATCATCTGCGTGAAGAAGATGGCATCATCCCTAATGAAAAAATTGCAGACGAATTGAAAGCAGTTTTTGAAACTGTTCAAGAAGTAAAAAAATCCTAATCCTTGCGCAGATGATAAAGCTAGATGAAGATGCTCTAATCTGTGATTTAGCTGAAACTTATAACATATACGATTATAAGCAGCTACCACTATCAAAGGTAGCTGTTTTTTCGTATGGTTTGAGAGATGATTCAAGAATTAAGAAATTAATGTCTGACCAAATAGTTTCACTAGACACCTTGTTATTATCCTTGATGGTTGACAAGTTATCACTTTCTTTATGGTTGCAAACCAAAGATGGTCAGAAAGGTATCAACCAACCTAAATCAATAGCAAGTCAATTTATACATAAGGAAGAAAAAGAAGAAGATAGAGACTATCTAGTTTTCCAATCTGGCGAGGAATTTGAAAGATGTTATAAAGAACGTTTAGCCAGTTTAGGAGGTGGTGACTAATGGCGACAGAATTAGGGAAAGCGTATGTGCAAATCATCCCTTCAGCTAGAGGCATCACTGGGATGATTCAGAAAGAAATGGGCGGAGAGGTAGCCTCGGCTGGTGTAAGCTCTGGAAAATCTCTTGGCTCAAGTTTAATCAGTGCCCTTAAAGGCGCCATTGCAGCTGCAGGAATTGGTAAAGCAATTGGAGCAGCATTAAGTGAAGGTGCAGCACTCCAACAATCGCTTGGAGGAATTGACACCTTATTTAAAGCATCAGCAGAAAAAGTAAAGGGTTTTGCCAATGAAGCATACAAAACCACTGGACTTTCAGCAAATGCTTATATGGAGAATGTAACAGGTTTCTCAGCAAGTCTATTACAATCTCTAGGTGGAGATACAGATAAAGCAGCAGATATTGCCAATATGGCCATGATTGATATGTCAGATAATGCTAACAAAATGGGTACATCTATGGATAGCATCCAGGTTGCTTATCAAGGATTTGCTAAACAGAACTATACTATGCTGGACAACCTGAAGCTTGGTTACGGTGGTACAAAACAAGAAATGCAACGCTTGTTGGCAGATGCGGAAAAATTGACTGGTGTGAAGTATGACATTAACAACTTGTCAGATGTTTATCAAGCAATCCACGCTATCCAAGAGAATTTGGATATTACAGGAACAACAGCAAAAGAAGCAGCATCTACTTTTAGTGGCTCATTTGAATCTATGAAAGCAGCTGCACAGAATGTACTTGGGAAGTTGGCTTTAGGAGAAAATATCCTACCATCTTTGCAGGCTTTAGCAGAAACAACCTCTACTTTTCTCTTTAATAACTTCTTCCCAATGATTGGGAATATTATGTCAGGTTTAGGGGTTGTAATTAGTGAAGGTCTAAGTCATGTAGCTACTCAGTTGTTTGGTGAAGAATTTGGGAATGCAGTATTTACTCAACTATCTCGTGTAAGTGGTATTTTTCAAACTTTCTTTGATATGATTTTTGGATCATTGAGCAAGCAAGATAATATTGATATTTTAGAAGCCCTTGGATTTTCTGAAGGTGCTGCAACTCAAATTGTCAACATTGCAGATAATATCCGTGAGACCTTTATTAATATTGGTTCAGCCATTGGGGATGTATTAGGTATTGTTGGTGATTTTGTCAGCAATTTGTTAGGTATAAAGGATGGAGAACAAGGAGTGAATCTCCTTGGAAATGCTTTTGAAGCATTGACAGGATTTTTGAGAGAAGCTTCAGGGATGTTAAAAGACTTCACAGGGTGGCTAAAGGAAAATCCTGCTGTAGTTGCTTCAGTGACTTCTGCAGTAGTTGGTCTGACTGCAGCGTGGAAAACTTATCAAACGATTAGTGCAGTTGTTAAAGCTATCGAAGTGGCTAAAAACACCATCTTTGGAATTTCATTTGCTTTATCTCAAGCTATGGCTGTGGCAAATGGAACTTTAACTGCTAGTCTAGCGGCTGAGAATGCTGCAGCAGTAGGAGCAAGTGGAGCATTTAGCGTTTTTAATGCGGTTTTAGCTGTAAATCCTATCTTTTTGGCAGTTGGAGCAATTGTAGCGTTGGTAGCAGCATTAACATGGTTCTTCACCCAGACTGAAACAGGAAGACAGATTTGGTCATCATTCGTGGAATGGATTAAACAAGCTTGGCAAGGAATTGCAGATTTCTTTGTCAACCTTTGGTCTGGTATCTCTGAAGGTGCTATCGTCTTATGGGATGGAGTTGTTGCAGCTTGGACTGCTTACATCGAAACTGTGAAAGCGGTGTGGACTGCTGTTGGAGCATTCTTTTATGACTTGTGGGTAAGTATTCAAGAGGCTGCATCTACTGCTTGGACATTAATTACTACATCTATTATGACAGTTGTTCAACCGTTCATTGATGGATTTATGAATATTTGGAACAACATTTCAAGTGGCCTTTCTCAAATTTGGGAAGGTATTAAAATGGTTTTCCAAGGAGTTTGGGAAGTTATCAAATCAATCTTCTTAGGTGCAGTTTTGGTTATCATTGACCTTGTTACAGGTAATTTTAGCCAGCTTGGAACTGACCTTTCTCTGATTTGGGAAGGTATTAAAAATGGCATTTCTTTGATATGGGAAGGGATTAAAACATACTTCTCTGGTGTTGTGAATGTCATAGTTGGTTACGCTACTGGTGTTTTTGAGAACTTCTCTAATGCTTTGAGTACAATTTGGGAATTTATCAAAACTGTAACAACCTCAGCTTGGGAATGGATAAAATCTACTGTATCAAATCTGATTACAAGTTTGATTCAGGGGGCACAAAATTTATGGAATAGCTTTATGAGTTTTCTATCTAGTTTGTGGGAAAGCATTAAGTCAACAGCAAGCTCGGCCTGGGAATCTTTAAAATCTAGTGTGTTAAGTATTATTGACAATCTTGTCTCAGGAGCACAAAACGCTTGGGATACCATGTCAAATGCTGTATCTAGTCTTGTAAGCAATGTTACGGGATTCTTTGACCAATTGTGGAATATTGACTTGTTCGGAGCAGGTCAAGCAATCTTAGACGGTTTCTTGAGTGGTCTAAAATCTATGTGGTCTTCTGTAACTGACTTTGTAGGTGGAATCGCTAGTTGGATTCGTGATCACAAAGGACCGATTGAATATGACCGTAAGTTGCTTATTCCAGCAGGTAATGCAATCATGCAAGGTTTGGACGGTGGGTTAAAAGACCGATTCAAAGATGTTAAGAAAACAGTCAATGGTGTAGCTGGAGAAATTGCTGATGTCTTTTCAGGGGATAATTTAGACCTTGATACATCATCTGCAGTTACAAGAAACTTACAAACAACTTTAGATGTATCATCAGCTCAATTTGAAGCACATGATAGCAAAACCGTGTCTGAGATAGCGATTC